TATAATACTTTATAAACTCTTCTTGCATCTGTTATGAAATAAAATGTTGAATCCATAAGAGTTGACGCACCACTTGATGAAGTTGTCTTTGTTGGATATTGTCCAGCAGTAGTCGTACCAGAAATATCATGACGATACATATCAAATGCAGTAGTCGCTGCATAATCTCTACGAGGCACGGCAAAAGTTGTGTTAGTTGTACCAATTAATTTTGCAGCAAGCATATCATCCCAATAATATGATTCTGGTGCAACACTATCAACTGGTGCTGGGGGGAGACTATCTGTCGCTGCACCCTCTGATGTCCAAGGTTGTGATTTACCTACAAACAGATAATACTTGTCAGTGCCAAACGAAGTTTTAAATGAGTCTGCACTTGACTGTCTAAATTTTTCTGTAATAATCGCTGCCATTTTTCTTTCCTATAATGTTATTTAGTATAACAGTGCAACACCTAAAACACGACACTGTTTGCTTGATGCTTGGTTTGCAAAGTTAAGTTTATATCTAACCTGTGTTCCAGCGGTAACCGTTACTTCAGCACTTTTTGCCACCTTAGTATCACTTGTTAAGTTTGGTGCAGCAGCAAGTGTTGCGTTTGTAAAGTTACTACCATTATCTGCTGAAACCTGTGCAACTAAATCTGTGTTCAAAGTATTAGTACCTGCTTGGTCTTTATACAACACAACAATACTCATTTTTGTCACTGAACTAGGTGCAGTTTTAGCAACACTTAATACAGAACCAGTTGCATTTTCTACACCTTCTGTAACTACACTCTGTGTACCATTCGCATTATTGTTACTACTAGACAGTGAGTAATGTTCAGAATTTACACTATAGTTAGCGCCCTCTCCAAAGAAGAATCCCATTCTTCCAGCATGAGGAATATTATTTAAAGTAAAGTTGTTAACATCCGTTCTTACTGCTGTTGGGTCAGTATTGGATAGGTGATGTACTGTCATCGTATCTGTGTCTGGATTATTAACAACTCTAATTCCCATAGTTGTCCATGCATTACCAGAAGCATATGAACTCAATCCAAAATTAGCATCATTTACGTTCAAGGTAACAGAGCCTGCACTACTATTATAACCATTATTTCCATAGTTTGCGTTAGTAAGAGCAATCGTACTTGCATAACCACTATTGAGATATGTTGCCATACTATCTGGGTTTAACTGTCCATAGTTAGCATCGTCAATAGACCCTTTAGTTACAAATACTGGATTACCAGAAACTTGTGGATTCTTTCCAGCCGCCACACTAGTATCTGTGGTGATGAACAAACTAAATGCTATATAGTTTTGAGCATTAATGTTACCAGTTTGTTTGGAAACATTGTTGTATATATTAAAGTTAAATGGTTTTGATAAATCGAAAAGATAGTCAATCATTCCAGCAGTATAGTTGTTACCACCTTTGTACACACTATCACCGACCCAATTTTGGTCATAGATATTAGTTGTATCCCAAGTGCTTTGTACAGTACCAGCATCATTAGGTTTTAACTGAATTTGCAAATCTTTAAAAGTTCTTGAACCGTAAGTATAGGATGCAACATACTCAGCAGAGGTATCTCTTTCAACTTGTGTGAGAGTAGCAATACCAGTTGAGTCTTCAAACTGGTCAACAAATGAGTTAGGCATATTTAATAGAGTTCTATTGTCTGCTCTAATCTGTTCAAACGCAACAAGAGCAAGGTCTTGTTTAACTGTAGTTAAATCTGCTGGGGGTGAATGAACCGTAACTGTAGCAGCAGGAACACTAACAGTCTTACTGGATAAATTTAAAGTTGCAGCAAGTTTTGCATCTGTTACATTTGCATTAGTAATTTTTGCAGTGGTAACAGCATTATCAGCGACCTTTGCAGTTGTGACAATTGTACCGTCTACAATTTTTACAGTGGTGATTGCATTATCTTTGATACCACTTGTTCCTATTTGTGTTAATGCTGGCATATTAGTTTCCCTTTAACATTTTTTGTAGTTCAGCAGTTGAACCGACAAACAACGCATTTGTTACATTCTTTGGTGCGGAGTTTGGAACTTCTTTGAGTTTCTTCATCTTCTCTTGAAGGTCACCAAGTTTCTCCGTTACATCTGCGACATTCTTAATTAACTGTCCAGCAACCTCATAAGACCTTGGATGTTCACTCTCCTTTGCAAGTTCAAGAATTCCATCAATCGCATCCTGTCCTCTTTCTACCAGACGATAAAAGTTTTCTCTCTGATATTTATAATCATTGTCTGCATCTTCAGATGTGGTTGGTGGCGGAGTAACCTCTGGTAAAGTTACTTGAGATGTTTTTGTTTCCACAACATCTGTAATTCCTAACACGTTATCTAATACATCATCTGAATTACGCATGATAAACCTATTCTGGTTTCTTTGGCCAAGTTACATTCTTCAATTTAAATGGGTCATTATCAAAAGCAACATCTTTAGATTTTGACGGCAAGTCACGAAGTTCTTGACGATATGTTTTCATATCATCTGACATGGTTACGTCAGAAAGTGCATAGAAATCTGTTTCTGCAAGTTTGGCATCTCTTTGTCTACGAAGTTCTATCATTGGTTCTGCATCTTGTAGTTTTTTCATTTCATCAGATATTTGCTTCCAAGTTACATCCCACTTCTCTGGTTCATTAGACAAAATAACATTACCATCTGAATCTGTGCCAGTTATTTTAGAAAAACAATCGTTAAATTCATCTTCATTCTGTGGGTCACCACGAAGATACCAATCATCAATATTCAATGATTTTAATGCGTCTGTCACTGTTGCCATTTACTTTCTCCTCACTATCCTACCAACTCAAAAATTACCCCATGATATCTTCCATCAGCATTTAGATACAACCCACCGCCTGTCAATCGGAGTGTTATATATTCAGTTGCATTTAAACTAACTAAAGTTGACATACTTATCATACCATATTGACCAGTAGATTGAGTATATCCTGAGCCGCCAGCTTCCGTATATTCAGCGCCATTTTTCCATACATAGACGTAAGTAACATTTGCAGCGGTGTCATCATCTTTCAAGAGATTGTAAGTAAACTTATATAATCCAGTTATTGGAGCAGTAAATCGACCATTGGATGTATTATAAACAGAACCCCTATTTATTGTCACTTTATCAAACAATATATCTGCTCCAGTTGTAGTGTAAGGATTAGTTGCATCTTGTGTGTTGGCAGTAGTTAAAGTTACACTAGCGATAGGTAATTGTGGGTGCAGAACACGTTGGGCAAATGTAGCATTACCACTACTATCAATAGTCATTGCATTAGTGCCACCACTATGTGCGATTGTATTTACTTTTAATGTTGATGCCATTTTTACTCTATCCTACTAAAATCAATGTAAATTCTGATTGTTGTTGAACTAACTTCCAATCACTAGAACCACCAGAATATGATACCTCAAAGCTATAATTGTTACTAGATTCTAACTGATATATATGACTAAAATCCATAGTTACAAAATTATTCTGTGAATTGGGAGCATCTAATTTATAAGGTATAACTCCTGTATCAAAAGTTCCACCATTGATTGTTGAAGCGTTATGATATCTATTGTTTGTTACATCCTTTAATGCTATCCAACAATAATTTAAAGTTCCTACAGCTGAAATTCTACAAGAACCTTCCCACCTGTAGATACCAGTTTGAGAAACAGTAAATTGATTAGTTGCTGGACTACTAATTCCTCTTGCATTAGATAGCGTTATTGGTACAGTGTCAATCGAAGATATTGCTGGGGTTGCACCTGTAATAGTAAATCTACAAAAAGGCACATTTGGCATCAACACCGCACCAGAACTTGTGTTTGTTTGTGTCGTAGTTCCACCAGTATGTTTAATATTATTTACGAATAAAGAACTCATACTGCTATCTCCGTAAGTGTTATCGTACTCTGAGGAGTTGGGTCATAGTCTAAATCACCATCTTGAAACTGTTGACTTCTATTAACATAGACAATAGGGCCGCCTGAGTAACTTCTCATATGAATTGAATATTGTGTTGCATTAGTAGTACCCACATTTGTATCAAAATGTGTACCACCCAAAAAACCTAAGGCGTGATTTGTTGCTGAAGCGGCAGAAGCATCATACATATTAATGAAACCTGTAACTGGTCTTCTACCACCAACACCATTACCAAATGTATCAGTTAATCCAGAGCCTGCTTTGTATATCATGTATGACTGAATATAACCAGATGCATTTGTTTGGTCAGCGCCGACATATGTGGTAACGTCAATTTTAATTCTACTGTTTGCAAATTTTGGAGTAATGGTTGCGTTTAATCCAATATCAACTATGTATGCAGAACCATTGACACCAGTTGTAGCAACTTGTCCTGTAAGTTTACCATGAACTACTTGAATCACCATTCCAGCAGGCGGATGTAAATTAGTAACACCACTCATGTCTACTGTGTTTGCTGATGCAGAACCTTGAATATTATCTACTGATAATGTTGATGCCATTCTCTATCCCCTATATAATCGTCAGATTTCCATTGACTGTAAGATTTACAGTTCCAGATGTTGATACAGTTAAAGGCCCAGAACATGATGCATTATCACCAGCTGCAATAGTCACACTAGTGTTTAGAGTCGATTCATTCACACGAAAAATATCACCCTTTTTAGATGTTTGTGAAGTTGAACCATTCTCACCTTGATAAAAACCTTCACCAGCAGTAAGACCACTGGTCTTTGCTGTAGTCACAGCACTATCTGCAATGTCAGCAGTTGCGATTGTGCCGTCTGCGATTGAGCGAGAAACTACTTGTCTAATTGCCATATCTTAATCCTTTATAGTATTTATGCATCATCTTTGTCTGTACCAGTTGTTTCATCATAGTTCTTTGCGTCTTGGAAGAATGAGGTTGTTTCATTAAATCCAAAATCATCATCTGCATCTGCACTCGCTGGATTTGGTGTGACAGAATATCTCTGTTCTCTCTTAGGTGCAGTGAGAGGCATATCTGTGTACTGGTCAACTTGAACTGTCTTAATAACCTTCTGGTCAGTGACGGGCCCGTAAAGATAAAACTTAGAAGTGAATGATAGTGTATAGATAATACTACGTCTTGTTACAAAATCACCTTCATACTCATCTGAATAATTAACATTAGTCAACACAATTGGTACATCTCTTGTTGTACCCATCGTAGAGTTATCGTTAAGTGTTACAGTATAATCTGGTTGGAAGAATGGAAGAATCTGTTCAACAATCTGTAATGCATCGTCAGAGTTCTTTGCCATTACAAATAACTCAAAGTCCATGTTGTATGGTACAGGCATATACTGTTGACTCATACTTTTACCATCAGAGGATGAATTTACTTTTTTAAATTTTTGTATTGAGTTTAGTTTTCTTGCTGGGTCATATGATATGTTTGCAATCTCAAAACCAATACGAGGCAAAGTAACCGCAACCTTTTTTGTAAGATTGGGGTCTTCTCTAAGTCTTGCTAACCATTTATTTTTTGGGCCATACGCAAGAGGAACTTTCATCGTTTGCGTTACTTCTCCAGCATTGTTAGTTCTTACTAACTGAATGTTGTTAAACATTGTACCAAAGGCAACGACAACCTTTCGCATTGTTTCATGGTAAAATTGTTGTCCTAACATATTATCCTAACCTTCCAATATCACCGAATGGATTAGACTCCGTAAAGTCTAAAACTGTATCATCGGCAGTTTCAAAGAAATCATTCATTGCATTTTCATCAATGGTATCAACTTTATAAGTTTCTAGTATTATATAGTGTCCTGTTTCTGACAGGATTGAACCTGTACCATCTTCCATAGACAACTGATGCAATCCAGCATCAAGTGAGTTATCTGTTTCAATTGCATCAATCTCTGCAATACCAGTATCCATATCTTCTGAACTGTATTCAAAGGTCTTGACTTTTAGTTTGAATGCTGGTACATTGTGAACTTGATAGAATGGGTCATCATGGTCTACAAAGGTAATCTCAAATATCTTCTTTACCTTTGGAAAGTAAACAAGGTCACCTTCATTTGGTCTGGTCTTCACGATTAGATTCGTATCACCAGATACAAGTTGTTCAAATCTTCTTTTCGCAACAACAAAGGTTGCTTCATCTCTCATCTCAAGACCAAACTTGGTCATGATTTCTTTTTCACCTTCATAACCCTCTGCGTTCTCAAAATACATTTCAATTAGATATGCATCGTCAAATTTAGACAATGCGTCCTCACCCAATAACTCATCTTCCTTCACAAGAGTTCTTGGAATGTAGTATACGTCTTGACCATAAATCTTCAACTGCTCTATCATTAAGTCTTCATAGAGATGTTGTTCTGGTTTCGTACCTGTATCGAAATATACGTTTGTTGGCATAGTATTAACCCATCATATAATCTGGTGGCAACTCATATGCAAGTTGGATTTGTTCTTCTAGTTTTTCGATATCTGCATTTGCTTGTTCAAAGATTGCAGCACCATTTAATGTTACACCACCCAACATCTGCACACCTTCAAACTTAGAGAGGTTTGCACCCCACTGTCTTTTAATAAGTGCAGTCGTATATCTTTTTAAATAGATGTCGTTAAAAACATCTGTATATGTGGTTGGGTCTAATTTTCTATAACACTCAATGATGATAAACTCACCAGCAGTTACATCGTTACCCCAATCCATGTCTATGTATAATCTGTTTTGGTGTTGATTAAAACGGATTGGTTTTTCTCCAACAAGAATATGGTCAAGAAAATCTAGGTGTTGCATGGTCATTTGATAATGCAATACTGAAGTACTTGAGAAATCGTATAGGTCATTTAATCTTAACTGATAACGAACATCGAACAAATTCAGATTTGCTTTATCAGTAAAGTCAAATACTTTTACAACAGATAACACACTATCTGGTATAGGTATAAACCCCTTACCTTCTAACCATGTTGCAGTGATTGAGTTATCTGCCGTATCTGTTGCAGTTACCGAAGTATTGGTTGCGGCCCTGTCGATTTCTGCCTGTGTGATTTGATGTTTTAAATACATCCTCTCCACACCATCGTAGTGGTATTGAGCAAAGTATTGTAACGATTCGTCAATTCTGTCCTCTACTTGGTCATCATCGACATTGATTTCAATCACAGGCTTACCAAGAGTTCTAAGACAATATTCTTTTAGGTTTGCTCTTGAATTTGGATTTGCCATATTATTCTTCCTTACCTTGAGACACTTGCGTTAACATTTGCTATACCTTCTACAGCTCTAGTTTTGTCTCCACCAGATGCTGTTATGAGAACATCATAATTATAACGTCCTGCTTCGAGAGCAGCCGTTTGTGTTGATGTAAGGGATATTGTGAGTTGACCTGTAGTTCTATCAGCAGCAAATGCCACAGAAAAACTAACAGACGTAGAGGATGAGGGCGATTTGCGTATCTGTGCAATCGCAGTGAATCCTGTTAAATTTAGTGCATTACCACTTGTGTCTTTGACTGTTATTGTCTCTGAAAAAGTTGCACCTTGGTCAATAAATATATTTGTAATAGACGCCATTCACACAGTCTCCTTTTATCTATTTATAAGGAAAGTGCGTTGGAGTTATGGAACTAAAAATCCTTGAAAACGAGAACCCCTGCGAATAGCAACAGTAGTATCATTGGCCACATAAAGTTTTGGTTTCACTGTTTGACCAGCTGGTACATTTATTAAAGCGCTCTGTGCAAGGGTATGATACCCTCCACCTTCTGGGTCTGTGATAACACGATAATGATTATCAGCCAAGTCGGAAGTTAGCGTACCGTTTACATCAAAAAAAGTGTTAACGTGTGTTGAGTTGCCAGCGCTTTGAAATGTAACAGTTAAGTTAAATTGATAATAACCTGTTATTGGTGAGGTGAATGTAGCAACACTTCCTGTTATCGACATACACCCACCGATATCAAAATCCTCCGTATCAAGTGGAACATCATAAGTAGGAATACTCGCCGGAGTAGTATAATCAGTATTACCAGTTGTAGTTCCTAAACGAACACTAAACTTTGGGTTAGCTGGTGCAGTGATACGACCACTACTATCAATAAGTAATGCGTTATTTGAATTTGCGTGGTCTTGAATTGTTCCAACTTTTAATGTACTCATATCTTTATCCTACAATTGGTTTAAATTTGTTCAAATATAATCTTACTGTAAATAGCATCATCTGAGGCACCACCAGTACAGGTTGTACCAGTTGCACTTCCAAGATTAATTCTCAATCGAAAGGTTGAGGCATTTGTTACATTAAAGATTGCTTCGTTTACGAGCGTGTATCCACCACTAGAACGATAATTTCCACCTCTTACTTGCACCCCAATATTACTAAAATTTGAACCACTATCTGTAGAGTAATCTATTTCATTCTGAACATTATTATCAGTAGCCTCATCACCAATAAGATTTAATTGACACATAACTCTAAAAACTCCAGCGTGTGGAAAAGTAAATCGACCATTACTATTATCCACAGTCATATTACTACCTCTATCAGCAAAGGGTACAGATGTCACCTTTCTCCAAGTACTGTTTGTTGTATCACCAACGATATTATCAGATGCAGGAGCAGTAAAACTAGCATTAAGTGCCCAAGTTTCTACTAGGTTTTGAGATAAACCAACTCTACCACCACTATCAATACTGATTGCAGTTGTATTACCAGTAGAATCTTTGATTGTACCAGTGTTCACATTATCTGTAATTAATGTACTCATATCTTATTCCTATGGTGCTATTTCTAAATACAATACGGATGAGGGTGAACCTGTTCTGTCTACGTTAGCCGACCTATTTCTATACAAAGTTCCACTATTTGTTCGACCTTGACATTTAACAGTAATAGCACTACCATCTGTATTACTTACACTAGTAATAATTGTTGATGGCATATACCCATAATTATTCATTGATGTATTACTATAAAATTGATGAGTGTACACTGGAGTCGCCGTTCCTGTTGAAAGAAAATTTGCACCATTAATGACCCATCTGTATCGACAGTATCTTGTATTATCACTGTCAAAGTTAGCAACACCCTGTATAATAACTGTACTTGTTGTTAATTTTGGTGTGTAATTTGTAAAAACAAAATCATCAGCAAAACTTTGTGCGCTTGCTCTTGAAGAGTTTGTCGTAATTTGACTAACCTGTGCGCCTACAATATGGCCAGGAATTGAAACTTTACTTGCAACTGTTTGCCCGTTAATAGAGTCTACTGATAACGTACTCATATGATTGCTAACCTTCCAGTGTTCGTAATGGCAAGTGTTGTACCATTTGCGATTGTCAATGGGCCCGTAACAGAGGCATTGTTGTTAGCAGCAATTGTTACGTTACCAGTAGTTGCGTTTAGATTTACACGAAATAAACTATCTCTACCGTTTGCATTTCCAACTACACTACCATCTTTTGAAATATAATATCCTTGACCCAACGCAACATTAGCATTTAATTTTGCTTGAGTAATAGCACCGTCTGTAATTTCAGCGGTTGTAATAGCATTATTTGCAAGGTCTTCTGCAGCAATAACGTCAACACCAATCTTTGCAGAATTAACTGCATTATCGGCAAGGTCAGCGGTAGTAATAGTACCGTCTTCAATTGCATTTCCTGTAAGTCTTGATAATGGCATCGTGTTTCCTCTTTATTCTATTTAGTATGTTAGTCACCTTCTGGTGGGTCTGCTTTATTACCCTCTGCAACCCACTCTAGGTACTCTTGCCAATCTACATTGTTTTCGTCTTTTGGAATGCCCATTTGTAATTCTGCACACCAAACTCCACCAATAGTTCCATCTTTTAATTTATATTCTTGATATTTTGCTTTTTTTGCCATTTTATAAATCCGCCTTTAGTGCTATGAATGGTGTTGGGGTCGCAGATGCATTATTAAATTCAACTAACATTGCTCTAGCCGAAACGAAACCACTACCAGTAAAACCAATATCCATGCTATTTCCACCAGCCCAACCTGCATTGCTAAATCCTGTTGGATTGCCACCAGCACCTGTACCAGTGACGGCAAAATAATCAAAGTGTGCAACATTAGATACTATAACTGATGGATTTGCCCTTGGTTCAACTTCCATAAAGAATGGAATATTTCCATTAGTAGTATTCCAAGGAACTGCAACACCCAAACCAGCATAGTTTGCCTGTCTAGTATATTGTTGATAATATCTTTTACAACGTGTAAGTTCCTCGTTAAATGGCACAATTTCAAATTCTGTTGCTTCTGTGCCTATCTCTAATTGACAACCTGTCAAGAAAAATTCATTAGCTGTATTATCCATAAAGTTAACTTGGTTAGATGTGGTGTCTTTAGGAACTGATGCGTGCCATGTATTAGCTGCACCCTGTCTATCAGAACCAGCAGACAAAACCCATTTAAAATGCAGACCTATCCCTGTGTCATTAGCAATCGCACCACCAGATGCTTTAATATTACTATCTGGTACTATTGTAATTGTTTTTCTTTCCCAAGTATTAGCTGCATTAATTGTATACTCAGCAACATAGTCATATCTAGTTGCATCATTTTTTGAACAACAAAGTCCATAAATTCCTGTCTTACTAGATTTTACATAAAACGATAATGTTATGGTTTCAGCGTTAGCAGTTCCATACATGAGATGTTGTAAATTTACAGCTTCAATTTTATGCTGAATGTGTTGGTACTGAGCGGCCGCAATAGAAGCATCTGCTGTTGTTACATCTACTTTATATGATAGTTGCAGTCCTGTATTAGCAGGAGCATCCATCACTTGAGAAAGTGTAACTGTTCCATCATTGCTCTGAACATTCTGCCATCTATCTATGGTATAATAGTTTGTTGAAGTAACACCTGTAACATTTGAACTACGTTGAGCTACTTGCATACCACCATTATGTATCATGTTTCTACGACCAAGAGAAACACCTTCTGTTGATGCAAGAACTTGACCTAATATTGGGTCTGTTGTATCAATTGCTTTCGCACCTAATCTTACTATACTCATGATGGCTCCTTTTACCCAATCTCAACCCATTTTTTAGTTTCTTCATTCCAATCATATACCTTATCATCTTTTGGTTCTGCGACAGGTGATTTCCAAGTGTATGTATCAGTATCTAGAGTCCAACTTGAATATGGTTGTGCATGATGGAACGCATCAGCTTTTGAATCGTATTGATGTCCTTTTGTTGCATAATTATATCTTTTAGATTTTCCGTTTGCATCTGAAAATGTTTCTACATAAGAAAAATCAGATGAAGTTTCTGCGTTATTATCAATGAAATCTTGGTCTGCAACAATAGTCTCTAGTACTGTTCCGTCTGTTGATACTCTTGCGAAATATGCCATATTCTTTTTCCTATGCTGTATATGTTCCAGAAGAAGTAAATTTAATTACTTTATTATCACCTACCGTTGTGACTGTTGGTGAACCAGTTGTTGTTCCACTATATCTTGCAGTAGGTACAACGATAATTACCACACCACTACCACCAGCACCACCTACCCAACTAGCGTTGTAAGCACCACCGCCTCCACCACCAGTATTTGCTGTTCCAGCATTTGCAGCGTAGTTTCCGTTAAAAGCACCTCGGCCACCGCCGCCAGCGCCGCCGTCACCACCTACAACAGTTTCAGAACCACCACCGCCTCCACCAGCATATGTTACAGAAGAACCAGTAATTGAGTCTGCTAAACCAGCTCCACCATTACCACCTCTTGAGTTACCGACACCATTAGAACCAGCAGCAGATTTTCCACCACCGCCTCCACCAGATACAGTACCAGAGCTTGAACCAGCACCACCAGCATTTCCTTGTCCAGCAGTTCCAGCACCACCTGCTTGACCAGCATAGTCACCACCACCACCAGAGCCACCAGCCCGTCCAGCGCCTGAACCACCACCGCCTCCGCCGATTGCAGTTTGTGTACTAAATGGATTAACTGAATCGTTTGTTGATAAGACAGAGTTGCCTCCATCTCCACCATCACCAGTAGTTCCACCAGCACCACCAGCACCAACAGTTGCTGTTATTACGTTACCAACTGAAATACTAAAACCTGCTTGCTGAATCATACCACCAGCACCACCGCCTCCACGAGCACCACCGCCGCCGCCTCCAGCGACTACGAGAATATCTGATATTAAATAACTGTTATCAATTCTACCAGTACCATCCCCAACATTTGTCCACACATTTGCGTTAGTTGTTGCATTAGTTAAAATATATACTTCACCAGATGTTGAGTTAACCCAAAAATGACCAACTGATTTACCAGCAAGGTTGGTATTATATGCTGGGTCACCTGTATTAACTGTAATACCTTCCCCTATCACGTTGGGCGCCATTTTTGCAGAAGTAATCGTTCCATCAGTTGGTGTACCAACATCAAGAACATTACCTAATGCCATGATAAAATTAATGTTGTCACTTGATGTCAATGCACTTGAGAATGTAATCTGTGAACCAGATACGTTGAATGAAGCGCCAGGCTTCTGAAGAACACCGTTAAGTGAAACCAACAAATGATTTGCACTAGCAGGAGAAAATGCAGCACCACTCAGTTGCAAGTTATATGTTGCAGTAGCAGATGCTGTGATTGAATCTAGTACATGATATGCACCTACTTGTGGTTCTTGTCCTATGAATGGCATTATCTAATTTCCTTTATCATATTTATTACCCTGCTATTTCCATTAAAATTATAGAGGAAACACCTCGTTCAAAACTTGCAGAGTTAGTGTCAGCAACAGTTTTATTCAAATGTATACTGCCGGATGTTAGACTAGTATTAAATGCGGCAGCATAGGTTATTGCGCTTGTAGAATTAGGAGAATCCACAAACCAATAATTTCTAGATTCTGGTGTACTATCATTATTAACGTTTACATGGTTTATTGATGCTGA